GGTGTAAGATTTCCTGCAAATAAGGTGCTGTTAAATACATCAACAAAATCCTTTCCTTCGCGATTTTGTGATCGCGTATACAGTTCTTGCATGATTGGATATTTCCATGCAGGTGGAGTGTAGAAAAACGGATATTCTTCAAATGGCAGAATACCTATTTGGTTTAATTTAGTGTTTGTTCTGGAGGCGATGTTGTTTGATGGTATAAAACTAATGCCAATCGATCCAACAGGCGTTGATACTTGTGGTAGTGTTCTCAAGCTATCACTCTCAGTCTTTGCAGCCCAAAACGTATTATTAATACGATCAAATAAATCTTGGTCTCCAGGGCCTGGACCTTGGTATGGTCCAAATTTGATTCTAAACTCATAAGAGCTTATACCCAATCCAACGTAAGCAAAGAAATTTCCAACTAAGTTTTCTACTCCGCAAACTTTGCCATCCGCAAACGCATTTACATTTGACAAATCAATTGCTTGTGTCATTCTGCTTACTGGGTCATCGTTTCGTTGTACTGGTGGTTTGGTAAAGTAAGTCTTTACTTCCTTCATCTCGTGAAACAATCCTAACTTGCCAGTATTTGCATTAAAATCATCTACATACCTTTTAGATGGAAAAAAACAAGCAAACTCATCTCCAGGATCCTCATTGCTAATTAAATTTGGTTTATTGTTACCATAATGCCAATTGTAGAAGGAGTTTAACAATTCTGGTAAAGTTCCTTGCTTCCAGTTCTGGTAGAAGTAGTTGAAGTTTACCCATGCGTTAGAGCTACAAAATCGAAACGGCAACTCCGGTTGAGTTGTTATGTACTGGTCTGCTGATGTCCATAGTTTGTTCTCAATTAGAATACTTGCAAAGTTTTTGCTATCGTTAATTGTTGGTGAAAACTCATTAACAACTATACCGTTTGTAAGCGTCCAATTATCTGTTCCAGCTTCTCCACTACTATTTTTTATTAAGTTATTATATAACTCTGGAACTCTGAGTCTATTGTAGATGTTGATTGTTAAAGCTGCTGTTGTGGTGGTGCCAGTATCGTTGCTCACTTCTAACGTATAGTCTCCTGTAAGGTTTTGTGTAGCTTGGTCAGCTGTGAAGGTTATATTATTGTATCCTCTATAATTGTTAAGGTTATTTACACTATGGATGTAAGATCCATTTTTAAGCCATTTAAACCTTAGATTGCTGGTGTCCCATGGATTTTCAATGTTATCAGGATCGAGTGCTGTTACTGTAATCGTAAATGCTGTGCCCTCTAGGAGACTTATGCTATTAAGATCGTTTACGACTTTTTTAAAGTTACCACTTGTGTCTACAAGAGTTGTTTGCTCTACCTTATATTGGGTACTCGCTCCATCTTCAGCAGGTAGTATAACAGGAGCTCCTGTGCGTTCGCTGTATAAAGCAAAATTTGGCTTGAGACCTCCTTTTTGGAATGTCTTGGTTGGTTTTATCTTAATTACCCTTTGCATGTATATAATTATGGGTATTCTATTTTTGGTGTTCTAAAATAAACTAGTCCGGTTGATCCAAAGTCTATCTTAGCTGTTACCGTATCTTCCGTAGTTACCTCTCCTCCACCGTAGCCTGGTTCATTTCCCCAATGTCTCACTCCTGCGTATATTGCTGCTATCTGGTTTGATGGTATATCAACTTGAAACTTTCTCACAGATTCACTGTATCCCTCTCTTGGATACATTCCCATACGACGGGTAGCGCCTGGGCGTCCTATGTCTGTATTTGGAGTGCCATCAATAAAGTTATCAATACGTGCTTCATATTGTGTAACTGGTGCAGGCCATAAATGTGCCAATCTTCCTGGACCTACTTCACCAGTATACTCACTTAATTCATTGGCCAGTTCCACTGTTAAGTATGGAAACACTTTTCTTTTCCACCCTTCTCCACCAAAAGCTTGAACTTCTATCCTAATAACGTGTTCTCCGGAAAAGTTTGTGTATGCTGGTTCTTGGTCTGTACCTTTTCCTACTGCTACAGATCCGTCTGATGCGTAGGTTAGTGTGTCGTATATTAAAGTGTTTGTAGTTATGTCTGTTATTCTGATTCGTCCATTTATATCATCATCATCGTGACTATCCCGCATACTGTCTCTAAATCCCCACCATCCTGCGTTATCAAACTTTCTATAAAAGCTAATGTATACGATGCCTTGTATATCTAATATTGTCGACAAGCCGGTGATGTTACTCGCTGCGTCTTCAAAGGTAATTTGTGATGTGTATACGTCTATTGGATTTGGTCTTACTTCTATCTCTTTTGGTACTACCTCAATCAAACCCCTTTTAAAACCACTTATGTCTTGTGTTGTAGGTATAATAGGCTCTAATATAAGTCCTAGGCCAGTAGCCATTGCGTGTGATAGGTTTCCTGGTCTTATCTGCTCCCCTAGTGGTCGATCTTTGTATTGCGAGCCTTGGTTTTGTTGAAAAACGGATAGTACTGATTTTCTATACTCCTTAAAGAGTAGTTTTATATAAGGCTTTCTCCAAATTTCTAAATCAAAAAGATCGTTGGATATTATATCAGGTGCAATTTCGTTCATTCTAGTTGTCGAAATGTCAAACCGTATAGTAACTCTAATTTTATTTGTTCTTGTGTTGAGTTTGCTAATTACAAAGTCTTTGTACTCTGCATACTGCCCATAGGCGTAATGCTCTTGCTTGTTAGGGTATATTTTGTTGTATAGGTTTAACACTCGAGCTTGTTCCCCTTCTATAGGCTTTAATACTACTACATCATTATCAGCTGTTTTAACTGACGGTATTGGCGGTTGTATTGGGTCTGTTTGAGTTTGTTTGTACAACGATGAGAGCGCATCTACTATCTGTATATTATCGACAAGTTTTTCTTCTCCATTCTCGTAAATAGTGCTTTGTAATGGTGTCTCTCCTTCGTACTCTTGTACAATTACCGTTACGACCTCTTCTAAAAAAGCAGGTCCTGCTAGAACAAAGTTCTCATATGAAATTCTAGGTGCGTTTGAATAGTAAAATTCCTCCTTACTTCGTTCGTCTGGGCCTAGTATGTCAATTGTTGGAATAAAGCGTGTAATAGCGTTTCCAAGTATGCAACCAAAGTATGCTCTAACCCCCCTTGATCCATAAGCTTTACCACTAATATAATCAGTAATTTCACTAAGGTCTACGTCTTGGTATATTGCTGCTTGATTTGTTCCACCATTTGCAATATACTGTATTGGTCCTCTTGTAAAGTACGCAGCGTTTCTCTTGAGTAAGTCTGCAGGAGCAAAGCCAGTTATACCATTCGCTCTAACGTTAAATGGGTGTGGGTATATTTCGCCTGGTGCGTGTCCAAATACTGATGCATTTGGTTGCTTTGCCTTAGCTTCTTGCTCTTTTGTAAGCATTGGTTTTGCTGTAACATCCCCAATAAGGGCTGTCCAGTTATTAACCGTATCTAAAGCAAATCCATTTTGGATTGCATTTCTACGATTAAATGGTGCAAATGGATCATCTGATCGGATTGGATCGAGAACTTCAATTGTTATATCTTCTGATGTTACTTGTCCTATATCGTTAGTTACTGTGCAGGTGTATGTTCCTTGCATTCTTTTTGTGACATTTACAAACTCAAGTACATTATCTAAAGGACGTCTCTTATCTACTCTCTCATCTAAAAAGGACGGTTCTACGTCAAATACCAAATTACCATCAACCAGCCATTCGTATCTGAGGTCTCCTGAGGCAGGTTTTATAATGGGTATGCCATTTTCTACATTAAGTACGTTTGGCTGCTGTGCTGATACTGCTAGCTTAAACGATGATCCTACAACCACCCTAATAGTTCCAGTACTATCGTAATATAAATTATTCTGCCCAGGTTCAAAGCTTTGATCACTTACAATCTGTGGCTCTGAGCTTTCGTAAACGTTTTTTGTGAAAATTGGAACGTCGTTTAGTTCGTATGGGAATAGATTATATACAGTTTGGTTTTCATTTGTAGTTGAAAACTCAGTCTGTGGTACAGATGCTGATACATAAGCACCTTCTGCATCATTTAAGTCCGCTATTAGGTACTTTCCGTTTAGGGTTCTGGCCATTATCGTACTACTTTAAAGATCCAATTTTTATCGTAGACATACTCCTCTGCAGAGGACGTCTTTGACTTAATTAGCAATCTGTAGTATCTTTCTGGAGCTAATCCGTTAAAGTTTAGAATAAAGTAACTACCGTTGCCATCAGCACTAATTTTTGTATTAGTTTCATCGAATGGAATTACTACATCACTTGTGTGTGCATCTCTTACGCTATAGAAACTTGAGCTAGGTAGACGATATGCATCGTAGTAATAGCTCATTGTTGCAAATGTGCGATCCGGGTATTTTGGTCTTGCTGATATATTAATTCTTGCTTTAGAATCTTCGACGTATTGAGGCTGTATGTTGCTTAAGTTTACTGCAACCTCCTCATTGTAGTCAACTAAAGTTGATGAAGTAAGGTAGATAGAGTCATCGTATCTCATTTCCAGTCTAGGTCCATATACCGTATGAGTATCCTTACTAAAGAATCTCAGGCTATTAAAGACGTCTGAGCTTCTTTCATCGATGTCACTCTTTTTAATAACAAAACCCTCATTAACTCTTGTACCAGCAATCCACTGTCTTACTGCAGCAGTTACATCCATCAATACATCTGTTGCTTGGTAATCAAAGCTTTGTGAGTGTACTGATGCTGTGAACCAAGCACCTCCTCCAGGATTTGTTGCCCAGCTTCCAGTCGTTCCGTTTGCAAAAGAGGCTGTTAGCCATGCTGATGCTGTGTTGGCGCTCGTTAGTCTGTAGTTCCACGATGTTCCGTCGCTGCTGGTAACAGCTATCGTATACCTTCCAGTGCCCATATTCCAACTTTGTGATATTGGATGAGCAAAGAGCGTGTAACTTGTTGGAATCTCACTTGGCTCTGTGGCTGTTAATCTTAGATAGTAACTTGCTGTTTGGGTTAATAAAGTAGAATCAAAATTATTTGTGAAGTTTGTTAGATCAAACTTAACAGCAATTCTTGAATTATAATATACATTAGTTGATCCCGATGTTGTTGCTACTTTATTAATTTCCAACACAGCATCTAGGCCAGTATTAAGTGATGGATACTGTTCGTATAAGGTTGCGTCTTTTACACTAAAAATACTGTATATCATATTAGAAAGATGTTATTCTGCCTTCGATGTCTCTGTCTGGGAATTTTACTTCAAAGATGGCTGGGTCTAGGCTTGGGTATGTTATTCCATTTTTAGTTGCTCCTGCAATATCGTAGAGCACGTCACTATATCCGTCAGCTACGCTATTTAGGTTTTGAATTGCTAAATTAGAAACTGTCTGCACTCCTTTTACTCCCAACAATGCCATCATAATTTCACTATGTATAATGGGTTGGTTGATTTGCCATCTGTCAATATTAAAGTGTTCTTTTAATCTTTGTATACAGCGAGCTAAGACTTCATTGCTATTGAAGTTAGGGCTTGGAAGTATGTCAAATTTAACTCCAATATTGATAACATAGGCATCTCTAATGTTGATGCTATCGGTAAGCATTCTATAGTGATCTAAGTAGTTTGCTAAGTTGGTTTTTACTGCTCTGTTTACTATAGAACACTGCTTACTGTCGTTATATCCCAACACAAACAAATTCAATGCCAATGGATTTGCTACCGTATCATTAACCTCCGATGTACCTATATTGTTTTGCTCGTCAGGTGCTATAAAGGCCTTGGCTACTGAGCCGAATGTGCTTGGCATTGAGTAGCAGCGCATGATATAATCTTCTCTAGTAACAGCTCTATTTTGTGAAGAAAACTGTGCTAATGCATTTTGTCTTATCTCCTCTATTGTTTCTTCATTCCTACCTCCAGCAGCTGCAGTTGTGTTGTTTACAATAACACTCTGTATTACTGTATTGTTTAGCGTTGGCGTACTTGTTGGTAATGTTGAGTTTGTAGTGTTTATTGAGGTGATCTCCGTAATTGTGTTTGATGGTACGTTGGAAGCTACACCTCCTCCTGTGTAGTAGCTAACTGTTAGTGTTGTGTTTGATGGAGCTATTCCATATGTGGACGTTAATAGTGGATTGCTTGGATCTAGAGATGCGTCTGTGTCTGCTTTACCGGTTGCAGTAGCTATTGCAATCTGCTCTGGTGTTGCCAACAACTCTTCGTCTGGTGTGTTTGATACTCCAGAACCAAATTGTATTTCTAATCCACCCTCTACTACACGAGTTATAAACCTTCTTGGTACTTTTTTTAATCTAAGAAGGTATGGAGTCTCGTTACTATAAACTGCTGCGTCTGGATCATTGTACGCTGTATTCTCCACTTGCTCAAATATAGTATCTTGCGCTAAGTATGGAACTTCATACCAAGTATTTCCATCTGAGTCTACTATACTATCTAATCCTATGATTGGATTTGTTGTAGTGGTTGGTAGGAATATTTTTGTAAATCTTTCGCGAGAGGTTATTGTATAAGTTTGCGTTTGCAAAGCAGCACTGATTGCCTTAACTGTTTTTTTAGCCAAATAGTATATCGGATTGCCAGTAGTGTTATCTATGCTATAGACCGAGTACTCTGTAGGATTGAACGTATTATTAATTCGGAAATCAATAGCGTCTTGTACAGTAAAGGTAATGCCTGTTCCTGTTGATCTTGTTTCTAGACCTGGTTCAATTTTTAAACCATATCTTATGTCTGGTGTACTACCATTTCCAGAACCACTTGCAGGTATTAGTTGATATACATCTAAATCTACTTGTGCAGGTACAGATAACTTAGGTTTGTAGCCAAGTGCTGATGCTATACTTAGTAGGTTTCTACGCTCTTGAGCGTGCAGCAACATAGACTCCTTAAAATTAGCGTCTGTGTAATATCCTAATACGTCACCCACATAAGCTGCTAGGTCAATAAACAATGATCCTGGTGATGCTTCGTTAAAGTCTGTATAGGAATCCGGATAGTAGGCTCTAGCAAACTCAATTAAACCTTGTTTAATAGAATCGAAATCTCTTCCGTAGTATTTTATATCTTGATTAGCCATTTACTTCCAATAATATTGATCTTGTGTCGAATCCTAACTCATCTAAGCTTATATCCAACTTAACAAAAAGCGT